TACAACATATGAGGCAAATATGGTTGATACAAAGCCAGTTCCTGCGATGTATCCTCCGTCAGGCATTGTAATCGTTTGTGAACTTTGTAAGTAGGAGTAGGGACCGAAGGTTTTAACAGAATTTGTAGCTCCACTTATTGATATATCAACGTTAATTTGTGAAGTAAAATTAATACTTGAACCAAATGTGCTAAACACATACATATTCCAATCAATCTGAAGTGCTGTTCCAGTTGAAAATATATTATTATTGTAAGGATCAAGTGCCAAATTGCTATTAATGGAGGATACTATGAGATTGGATGTATTTTGATAAGGCCAGTAATTCAGTAAATTCGCGTATACATTATTACTATAAATACTATAAATATACTCTATTTTGTATGCGCTATTTGCTATCATTGGAAATAAAGCATTGTTGCTTGCATTAATAATATTCCATCGGTTAAAATCCAAGGCTAATAAATTACTATTTTGAGTATACGCTTGGGTATTTGTACTAATATCAATCAAAATAAGACCTTGTTGAAATGGTATATTTGTGAGAGTGCTTGGATAAAAGGATACACGATATGGGCAACCTGGTGTATTTGCGATATTATTAATCTTAATTACAAAATTACGATTATTGGCAAAATCAAGATAACTTGTAAATGTATTTGAATTGAGTGTAATAACTCCTACAGAATTTATGCTGGATACTAAAGAGGAAATACTATTACTTGCATTTGTTGTTATAACACTAATACTTGATGCCACACCTGTAGATAAATTATATAATGAAGAAGCTACTTGAGATGATATATTGTATAAGGATGTTGATATCTGACTTGATAATTGAGAATAGTTATATGTTACAGATGATTGAAATGTAGAAATAGCAGTATTTACAGATGATATAACTATACTATTTACGACAGATGTTTGTGTAGATAAGGCAGAAGAGAGATAGTATACATATGCGGCATTTGTACTATTAATAAGATTGACAGTATACTGTTCTAATTGTATAAATGTCGAATAAATACCTTCAAGAATACTACTGGTAGTGATATAGGCAAATTGTGTACTTAAATAGGCAATGTTACTGGTATTTGTATTTGTAGAGTTAATCAAACAACCTATATCATATGCGTATAAACTAGAACGAGCCAATAAATAACTTTGTGTAGAATTTAAGTTATAATTCAGGCTTGATAAACTTCGATAGACTGGATAAATATTTGTACTAAAAAATGAACTTGTCGCAATATAAAATCCACTTGTTGAAAAATTAATATAACTGAGTTCAAGGGATGATAAACGTGTAGCATTTTTGTATAATACGTTAGTAATGGTACTATTCTGGTTTGTAAAACTCACCGAGGTGCTCATTAATTGAACATTGATACCTGTGCTAAACGAATTGAATTGAGTTGTAGATACTGTAGTAAAGGCAATGGAGGAGATTTGTTGAGCGGTCCATAGATTTGTTGAATAAAGGCTAGTATTAATCAATCCAATTAAAGAATTATTAGTTGATACTACTCCACGTCCTATACCAGTACTCATTGTGGAAAGCCATACTTGAGTCGATGATGTTAGTTGAGTTACCGCACTATTATATGATGATACGTTCGCTAATGAATTTATCGTACTATAACACACATTTAATGTACTTTGATAATAAGAATTTAGTTGAAGTTGGAATGAATTTGCCGTGGATAAAAAGGCATAATTCAAGTTTGTAGAGGTTGCAAGTAAAGTGAATACAGTACTAAATGTAGAATATGTGAAATATGTAAGAGTACTCAACCCGCTAGATACACCTGCCAAACCAGCCGGATTAGTATTTTGCTGTATAAGCGTACTTAATGTAATATATTGATTCGTCATCGCAATACCGACTGACGTACTGTAAGCGGATAACGATGTAGGACTCAAACTATTACTCCAGTAGGTTTGACCATTACCGTTGGCGTATAGTGTATAGAGTGATGAAATAGGATAATTACCACCACTGCGAAAATTCAATTGCTGTAGTAATACAGCAGTCAAATTCGCCCCCGTAGGATACGCCATTCTAACGTTGTAGGGCATTTTTACGGGCTGTGTGAATACGCATCATCTAAAAACAACTTATAGACTTAGAGTAAGAGTACCATGTCCAATTCAGGAGGACTTCTCCAGTTGGTTGCTACCGGACGGCAGGACATCTATCTTTCCGGTAATCCACAGACCACTTTTTTCAAACAAGTGTACCGGCGCTATACAAATTTCAGTATAGAGACGCAGCGCATCCCTTTTGATTCCGCTTTTGACTTTGGCAGACTTATTACAGTAACAGTGCCACGACAGGGTGACCTGTTATCACAGGTGTATTTACAAATCAATCTACCGCAAATCACACCGGCAGGACCGGTAACACAGCAACCAGGTGTTGTAACGGAACAACCGACGGATTATTCACAGATTACCAATTCAGTGAGTTGGGTGAACGGTGTTGGATATGCAATGATTGATTATATTAGTATTTGGATTGGTCAACAGGAAGTTGACCGTCATTACGGTGAATGGATGTATCTCTGGTCACAGCTTACTACACCGGGGTCAAAGAAAGAGGGTATTAACTTTATGACGGGAACTCAAGAAGTATTTAACGACCAGTCTCAATCCGGTCCGTTAAATCTTCTAGTCCCGCTGGATTTCTGGTTTTGTAAGAATCCAGGTCTTGCCTTACCGCTTATTGCGCTACAGGCAACGCCGATACGCTTCTATATTCGTCTCAAGAATGGTAATGACGTGGTATTCAGTAATAGCTTAGAGAACGCAATCCTGAATAATAGTCCGAATTGCCCAACAAATCTAACGGCGACACCCGTTGTTATTACAGATATGGTGATGTGGGGTGATTATATTTATTTGGACACAGAGGAGCGCCGTCGGTTTGTCAGTTCGCGCCATGAGTATCTAATTGAGCAGGTCCAACAGCAGAAGCGTTATAGTATCCCGCTGAACACAACCCGTATTTCTGTCCCCCTGGTGTTCAACAATCCGATTAAGGAGATGATATGGGTGGTAAACGAGGACCGTATGCTTCAGGCACACGAGTGGTTTAACTATGGTAGCCGTATGTTGAATGAGACTGGTATTCCGAATCTTGATATTATTGGCACCGCTTTGCTCCAGTTTGACGGCTACGATCGATTTGAGGAACAGGCTGCACAGTACTTCCGTTTAATGCAACCTTGGCAACGTCATACGGCAATTCCTAACAATTTTATCTACGTATACTCCTTCAGTTTAGCCCCGGAGGCAGAGCAACCTATGGGCACTTGTAACGGTAGCCGTTTGGATTCTATCGTATTACAGTTGACGATGAATCCTCAGGTACAATCGTACCCTGCGGGTGTTACTACCTACGCAACGAATTACAATGTGCTACGTATTGTTGCCGGTTTGGGTGGCGTTCTATTCACTGTATAAATTAAGATAAAAACCATTAGAGATGTCGTCCGATGGTGAGGAACAAATGGCAAACCAGACGGGGGTACCTCCCCCGCCGTTTCCACCGGCACCGCCGTTTCCAACGGCTCCACCAATGCCACCGGATCCGTCCTTTACCGGCGCCGACGGTGCCGACGGTGCCAATGGTGCCGATGGTGGAGCAGACGGAAAAGGGAAGGGTCACCACCATATTTCTGATATAGATACGTGGAAACACGCCGATAGAAACTATTATGTGTTTGTTGCCCTTTCTATCTTGTTAGGATTGCTAGGAATGGACCATTTCTACTTACGTAGTTTCCAGACAGGCATGATGAAAATAATTTTGAATGTATTATCTCTTGGAATGTGGTATTTATGGGACATTATACAAGTTGTCTATGATGGCAAAAAGGTACGAGAGGAGGGACTCGCTTCGCCTTTGGATTGGATATGTGGCATTGGTAGAGGTGTATTTACCTCTGAGAAAACCGATGCGGATCCGAAGAAATATATTGCCGAGAAATCGTATCTTCTTTACGCAGTCTTAGCTATATTTGTGGGCTTTTTGGGAGCAGATAAGTTCTATATGGGCGAGACGTGGCAGGGAATAGCGAAACTCTTGAGCGTATTTAATATTTTCCTTTTCTTGTTTGGAATCTTATGGGTGCTATGGGATGCGGCACATGCGCTCTTTATGACAAAGGATGTATTAAATAATGGTATTTGGGCACCGATGCCGTACAGTTTCTTTTTCAAGGAGCCGATTGACGGTAAGCAGTTCTTAGTGAACCATTTGGTTGTTCCACACAAGGATGATGGAAAGCAGGGTGGAATGGGCGGATTCGGCGGATTCAATCCGACGGCAATATTTAACGCTCTGAACCCGATAACACTCGCAAACCAGGCAAAGGAGTCCATTGAGAAGGTTATACCAGCAGTGCCTATACCAAGCATCTCATACAAGGGATTGTATAGCGATTTGGTGGTACCGTTTATGACACCAACAGTTGTGGCGGCGATTAATGCGTCTAAGTCAACAGATCCTATTGTAAAGATGCCTGAACTACCGGATGCGCCAACAATGCCTGGATTGGCGAAGTTTGGTTTGCCCACATCGCTTCCTACGTCCCTCCCAGCACTACCAGGTGTACCGGCGCTACCAGGTGTACCGGCACTACCAGGTGTACCGGCACTACCAGGAGCCTCCGCACTACCAGGTGTACCAGCACTACCAGGAGCCCCCGCCCCAGCCCCCATGGCTCCCGCAGCACCGGCACCAGTAGCACCGGCACCAGTAGCCCCAGCACCAGTAGCCCCTGCGGCTCCCGCGGCTCCTGCAGCCCCCGCGGCTCCCCCAGCACCACAAGCCGGTGGCGGACGTCGCGAATTTAGTGGCGGTTCCTTCGGAACCCACGGGGGACCAGGACCCGTTATTGCCGGCGTCCTTACTGCGGTCGTCCTTGCAGGAGGTCTAAAAGGATTTTACGACGTTATTAGTAAACAATACGGATGAAGATGCTAGAAACGCAGAACGATTTTGAGACACTATGGCTCGCCGACCCCAATGGGGCGCCAATAGATGGTATGCGCAAGTCCGATAAGACGTTCTTGGTCTATTTTACGGCTACCTGGTGTGGCTACTGCCGTAATATTGACCTATCAAGGGTAGACGCTGCTGCCACCGCTAAGGGACTCACGCTCTGGAAGTGTGAGCATACCAAGAACGACTACACCGCCGGTTTTTGTGGCGTCCGAGGATTCCCTACCTTTATGGCATTCAAGCCCAAGAAGGTTGTAGGACAGTTTCAGGGTAGCAATACTGAGGAAATCTGTAAATGGATTGAATCTTTGTAATAAGTAAGTAAATGAATGTGGGGCGGACTATCATCATTGGGGGTGGTCTGGCTGGTTTATCTATTGCCGAGTTTCTTGCCGACAAGAAATCCGCTAATGTGCTTGTGCTGGAACAATATAAGATTTGGGGCGGCAGAGTTATTACCTACCGCGATAAATCCAAAGGACTTCAGTACGAAATCGGAGCCGGTCGCGTCTTTCACGCACATAAGCGAGTTACCGCACTGGTCAAACGTTTCGGACTTCATACCTATCCCATCGGCACGGAAAGTACCGTTAACGGGTACCCTAATCCCTTCGTACAGCTTTTTGAACCCCTACGACACGTCTTACAAACCCTACCCGACGAAGTACTTGCTACACATACCGTAGCAGAACTCGTCCCCAAAGACCTAGAGGCAGTACTGAAATATTACCCCTACTGGTCCGAATTCAATCTCCTACGCGCCGATGTTGCCCTACCCCTTTTTGCCCCAAACAAACCAATGGGAACCGACAAATCAGCCGATTATTACGGAGTCGTAGAAGGGCTAGATGCCATCACAACACATCTTCATGACGCTGCCGACAAAGCCGGTGCCACCCTTAAAAGCCGACACAAAGTCACAAACATCCAACGACTCGCACCCGATTTG